TTTGATGTCACAGCAGCACCTATCAAGATGAGTAACCTCTGTTGTGAGATTACTCTTCCAACCACTCCATTAAAGGATATTCACGATGAACAAGGTGAAATCAGCCTTTGCACACTGGCAGCAATCAACTGGGGCAAAATTAGAAAGCCAGGAGATTTCGAGCGACCTTGCACTCTGGCAGTCCGCGCTCTTGATGCTCTACTCGACTATCAGTCTTATCCTGTTAGAGCCGCTGAAGTGGGTACTCACAATCGCCGCCCTCTCGGTATTGGTATCATCAATTTTGCTTATTGGCTTGCTCGTAATGACTCCACTTATTCCGCTCCTAATCTGGATCTCGTTCATGAGTACGCTGAAGCATGGAGTTATTATCTTATTAAGGCCTCGGTAGATCTTGCCGAAGAAGCAGGCGCATGTCCGAAGAGCATCGAAACAAAGTACAATGCCGGATTGATGCCGATCGATACCTACAAGAAGGATGTCGATGAGCTGGTCAAGCCGGTATACAAGATGAATTGGGATGAGCTCTCTTCCAGAGCTTATACTCATGGCATTCGTAACTCGACACTGATGGCTTTGATGCCGGCTGAGACCTCTGCACAGATCTCAAACTCGACCAACGGTATCGAACCGCCTCGTGCTCTGATCTCGATCAAGCAGTCGAAGGATGGTGTTCTGAAGCAGGTTGTTCCTGAGCTCAGAAAGCTGAAGAATAAATACGAACTACTATGGGATCAAAAGTCGCCTGAAGGTTACCTGCAGATCACTGCGGTCCTGCAGAAGTTCATCGACCAGGCAATCTCGGTCAATACTTCTTACAATCCTCGCCACTATGAGGACGAGAAGATTCCGATGTCTGAGATGATCAAACACCTTCTTATGCATTATAAGTACGGCGGAAAGACTCTGTACTATTTCAACACCTTTGACGGTGCTGGTGAGATTGAAGAACCAAAACCACTAGCACAAGGGCAACTAGATGATGAGGATTGTGACTCTTGTAAAATCTAACAGGAGTATTCAATGGCAAAGTCTGTTACGTCAAAGCAAGCACACGTTAAAATTGTAACTGGTACATCAATCGATACAAGACGACCAAAGTTCTCAACAATGAATAAGCATAAGAAAAGATCGTTTAAACCATATCGTGGACAAGGTAGATAATTATGTACATTCGAATTGATAATGATAAGTGGGAAGATTCCGGTAAGACCTGGTTCGTGCATGAGCATGCAACACGTGAAAACAGCACTGCCGTTACCCTCACAATTGAGGACACCGAGACCGGTGTTATCGAAACACGAACTGTTGCACAAAACCAAATCGAGTGGTTAGAAGAAAAGGACTAGGATGCTATACACCGGCTCGGGAAATCTTCCTCACCATATCTACTGTTGGGTGGATTCGTCTTTCATTCGTAAGAATGCTAAGCCATTTACATACGAGCCCTGCATCTGGTTTGCTCTTCATGCCAAGGCTGGACATTCGTGGGGATGTCATATTATGCTAGAGTGTGGAGCCGTCTATCGTGGCGTTCCACCTCATGCACTTGCGTTCAATCAAGTACCAGAACAACAATGGCGACTTCACGACACACAGATCTGGGATTGTTACGGCGATCAGTTCTCTGTCGTGATATATAATTATCTGCACAGCCAAAGAGCAGAGATTCGAAGCAACGGCCTCTTTGGCCGTTATCTCTTTACAGTGATTCCAATGTATGATGGATTCACTCAAGACCCATCTCAATCGAAAGAATTCATGTTCATTCAGCTGGACAATGGTAGGTTGACTATCATGCCGACGAATGAACTTCGATTCCATGATAAATCATACACAGAAGGCGATTGGCCGAAAGACCTGAAACTGAATACAAGTATTTGGAGAGTTGAATGACCGTTTTTTCAAACGAAAAGTTTGATGCTACTGAACAGACCTGCTTCTTCGGGAAGCCGGTGAATATTGCTCGTTATGATAAGCAACGCTACAGTACGTTTGAAAAGCTGACCGAGAAGCAACTGGGTTTCTTCTGGAGACCGGAAGAGGTTGACCTTTCGCGAGACGGCAAGGACTTCAAAGGATTGAACGAGCATGAGAAGCACATATTCACGTCTAATCTCAAACGCCAGATCCTCCTTGACTCTGTCCAGGGCCGTGCTCCATCTGCAGCTTTTCTACCTATATGTTCGCTTCCTGAGCTGGAAACCTGGATCCAGACTTGGACGTTTTTTGAAACCATTCATTCCCGTTCCTATACTCATATCATTCGTAACGTCTATTCTGATCCTTCCAGAGTCTTTGATGAAATGCTGGAGATCCCTGAGATCGTAGACTGCGCTAAGGACATTTCTAAGTATTACGATGACCTTATCAAGCTAAACACGAAGCCTGTATCAGCTGACACTGGCAAGACCGTATTCGACTACTATGATCACAAGAAGGCACTATGGATGTGCCTCAACGCTGTCAATGCTCTTGAAGGGGTAAGATTCTATGTCTCGTTTGCATGTAGCTGGGCTTTTGCGGAGGTTAAGAAAATGGAGGGCAATGCGAAAATCATCAAGCTCATTGCACGGGATGAGAATGTTCATCTTGCCTCAACTCAGCAACTGCTCAAAATTCTCCCAAAGGAGGATCCGGACTTTGAACAAATTCGGCAAGAGACACAACATGAGTGCATTGACATGTTTTACAAAGTTGTCGAACAAGAAAAGAAGTGGGCACATTATCTTTTTAAGAATGGATCTATGATCGGACTGAACGAACAGCTACTTTGTGACTATGTAGATCATATCGCCGCGAAGCGCATGGGTGCAATTGGACTAAACGGTAAGCCGGGTGCAAATCCACTGCCATGGACGCAGAAGTGGATCTCCGGTGCAGAGGTTCAGGTTGCTCCACAGGAAACAGAGATTACTAGTTATGTAATTGGCGGAGTCAAGAAAGACGTAGACGAAAACACCTTCAAAGGCTTTCAGCTTTAGGATATTTTCTAGCGCATTGATTTCCCATTTTAGCTATAGCTATTTTTGCTTTAGTTTCTTCTGAATGTTTACAACCAGATCTTGGTTGAGTTTTACGTCTCTTAGCGGCTTCGCTCATCTTTCTTCTTGTTTCTTCTGAAAGAGGTTTGCCTTTATATTTTTCACTTAATAATTTTTTAAATTCTTCACTGCGGGGTTTAGTTTTAGAACCGGTTTTTAATTGTGATATTTTTGCTTTGGTTTCCTTTGAATGAATTAAACCAGAAGATCCTTCTCCACCATCTGTTTTGTTTAATAATATTCCTGTTTTTAGATCTTTACGACCATACCATTTGATATAACGGCGCTCTAAAGCAAATGCTCCAACTTCAGTTAAATTAGATTCTAATATAACAATTTTAGAACGATCTTTTGGAGTAGAGATGCCTTTATGTTTTGCATAAGCTCTATCATCTTTACCTTTCCCTATATAATAGGGAGTATTATTTGAAGATCTTAAATAGGCATATATATAGTAAATATTCATGCTGGTGCTCCCAATGGCATTAGAGTGGTTGGGTGTACGAGACCGCGAACCACACTTATTTATAAGGAAAACACATTTAATGGATTGGACCACATGCCCCTCATGCGAGGAAGAATTTAAGATATTGACCGACGGAACAGTCCGGCCTGCTTATTGCCCTTTCTGTTCTGAAGAGTTAGAACTTGAAGATCTTTTTGATGACGAAGACGATGAATAAATAAATCTTTCCAATCGTTATGGAATAGGTTTATGTGGTTATACGAAGATAAAGAGTTTGTTAATGATGGCGATTACTACGGCTTCGTATACCTTATTGAAAATCTGACTAATGGTAAGAAATACATAGGTCGTAAGTATCTTACAAAAGCTGGATACAAGACTGTCAAAGGTAAAAGGAAGAAGATCCGTGTAGAGTCCGATTGGGACGACTATTACGGGTCTTCTCCCGCCTTAAAGGCAGACATAGAAAAGCTTGGCAAAGAGAACTTCAAACGAACTATTCTTCGTTTATGTAAATCTCGTGGTGAGTGCAATTACTTTGAAACAAAGTATATTTTTGATCATGATGCAATACTAGATCCAAAATTTTACAATAACTGG